CTTTTGGCTCAAACTGCATTGTGTTATCATCCATACTTTCTTCTCTCGCTTCATTTAAGGTGCTTTCTAGCTCGTTTACTAAGTTATTGGTATCAATATCCACATAAGTATGAATACCCATCTCTATGGCTGTCTGATTCATTATATTTCCCACATTTTCTACATCACAAGAAAATAGTGCGTCATAAACATAAATCACATTATCGCTAATATCTAATTTATTAATAACATTAGTCATTAGTTCCACCTCAAACGAAAATAAATCCTTTGATATAGCCTTATAACCCTCAGTATCCTTAATTTTAACAATATTTGTCATCATTATTGGTGCAACTGACCAATAATATTCCCATAGCGGAGATTCTTTCATTTGGTTAACATGCTTATTAAAGAACGATAAATGCTCTTTTTTGATAATATTACGATCTTTACCTGTTAATTTCGCTAAGTGCGTGTGTACATCTCCACTTAAATCTTTTGATTCTTCTACGGTGCTGTATAATGATAAGGCTATATTTGGATGTAGAGCCTTATAATCTATTTCACAATCACCCAATAGCACACCATCAATCTTACATAAATTTCGTATCCAAGATGGCATCAATGTAAAACTATCTACTACTCGCCCACCCGCCTTATCTCCCGTGATTATGGGAATAATAAAACCCTTTTCAGATAGAAGTTTAAATCGTTTAATATTTTCCTCAATAAAGGAATATTTTTTCGTTTTAAATCGTTTGATATTGCATCCATTCAAAGATTTCAATATCTTACCATTCTTTAGTTCTTTGTTTTTCAGTTCTAATGCTTTATCGTTTATTTCTGTGATGGATGGAAGTTCTATACTACCATAAGATTTTAACATTTTAGTTGCAATAGGATTTGATAAACATCGTGATATTTTTTTAGCTACTATTTTACTGTGAGCATCCCTACCCTCCTGAGTTCTCAGCTTATAGTTTACCATACCTTTATTACAGTAATCTTTTGTGAATCTATAACCATAAGTTTTATTATTTTCTATATTTTCGCATCCAAATATACAGGTTTCATCCACCTCTATAAAAGGATTTTTTGTTTTAGTTGCCCTCTTTAATAGATTAAGAATTTTAGGGTATGTTCTCATACCAAATATATCAACAAACCTTGATGAATGGATATATGTGTATTTGGATTCTGTTTCACCGTCATTATTATCTATATCACCATATTGCGTAATCATTGAACATATTATCATACAATAATCTAATGCAACATTTTTATTTTTGTGAATTTTAAGTTTTAATGAGTTTGAAACAAATACATCAATAGTCTTAGAGATTTTAGATCTAACTATTAATGAATCTGATATACGATCTAGATTAAGAGATCTAATATCAAAATCTGTTATATTTTTACTTTCCGAGATTAGGTCAGATAAAATGTCGCAAGTGGTAGATTTTGTTTCAGTCATTATAATCTCCGCAACCCGTATAGCTAGTGGGTTTAAAGGATATTAAAAGGCTGTAATGTATGTTGCTATATAATGAGAGAATTAAATCCTTATCTTTCTTTAAATTTATAACTCTGGACCTTGGCTCAGACCTTACAACTGGCTCAGACCTTACAACTGGCTCAGACCTTACAACTGGCTCAGACCTATCACACACATAATTATTTGGTTGGTTGGAATAACTCATACTGATTAAATCCTTCGGGCTATTACTTAGGTTATAGCTCCCTTCTTTTAAAATGTTTAATATTATCTTCCATTCTTAATAAAAGACCCCCCTAGTGATCAAGCTAGGGGGTTTATATCATTCATAAGAATAAGGATCACGACAGTTAAAGCATGTCGTCAGCTTTTCATTCAACAATATTTAGGTATCATACAACCCAAATACCAACTAAATTCGTTCAGTAGCACCTACACACGGTAGTTTGCACTAACCGTTGTATATCCTTTACTACCACACTTTGTAATATAACATATTTCTCAACAAAAGTCAAGAGGTTTATTTATTATTATTTTAAAATACTTGGGATAACGGAGCGGAACGTGACTGAATGAGCATAACGAATAGCCCCGCAGGGATTACAAACCCATCTCTATTCAATGCAACCTAATAATATAATACATTTTTAATTAAACTTTAACAATTATATAAATATGTATATAATCATTTATGAGGGAGTTATGCCAATGTCCATGCAATTAACAAGATTAGAACGACCAACCTTTTGGAGATTTAAATATCTTGCGAAAGATCTAGGAAAAAGAGATACTGAATTACTAAGCGACTTACTAGACATTTATGAGGAATCGTTGAAGCCTAAAGTAAATAAACCCCGCAAGAAATCTGCTAAAACAAAAGTCAACAATCCAAAAGATTAATAACAACTATCAAACATGCTATTCATTAAGGAGAGGTTAATGAACAATAATAATGATTTATTGGCTATAGAATTTCAAGAATCAGAAGACCCAAAAGCCTGCAATAAGAATTTTAAACAACTACGAAAGATATATTTACCGTGGATATACAGTAAATTTCAAGAATTTTCCCCACGAGATTGCGAAGAGTTATTAGCTATTTATGATCAGAATATTCTTAGGGCATTAACATTATGGAATAGGGAAGCCTTGTTCACTACATACCTGTATCCTTGGGTGAGAAAAGCTTTTTATGAAACGAGAAGATTGTATCCTATTCGTGATAAAAAATATACATCCCTTAATGCATATCAAGATTTTACAGACGAGTGGGATTAGTTGTATTCTATAAAAAAACCCACACATTAGTCTAATAAAGTAACAACCCGAAGAGGTTATATATCCCGATCAGAGGAAATTATTATGGCTAAAAAAGTATACAAAAGACGCACACCCTACAACTTCACGCTTGATGAAGTCCTGGCAATATTAGATGAAGTCCTTGAGATTTATCCTAGTACGGATGTTATGTACTACCCCACACTGCTTATGAAGCGGAAATTATACCCAACAAAATTACAACATTGGAAAACACGATATCAAGAGGTTGCAGATCTCATTGCAGAACTTGATGAAGTTAGAAATGCAAAAGTGAGTGAGGCATTGATGTCTCGTAATGGTAATGCTGGTGGCTTGGTGTGGTACACTAAATGTAATATGGGTTATGTAGAAGAGGCTGTGAAGATTAGAATAGATGCAGACAAAGATATAGCACACACAAATTTAGATATTGAAATTGGTTTTAGTGATTAATATATGAAATTGAATATCAACAAGGAAATGTTCAACTCAACCTATTTAGATTTGTTCAATAGAGATACCGCTGTACAGATCATTTTTGGTTCAGCTAGTAGCGGAAAATCCTATTCAATAATGCATTGGGTAGTCCTATGGGCGTTGATGGGCAGGAATGTAATAGTAGCGAGAAAACAACAGAATCAATTGAGGCGATCAGTATTTGCTGAAGTAACTAAAGCTATTGACAATTTAAGTCTTGCACAATACTTCACAATAAATAAAACAGATCTAACAATATTATCACGAGCAACACAAGGGGCAATAATATTTGTGGGTGTGGACGATAACTCTAAACTTAAATCACTCACAGCACCGCAAAATGGGGGTGTATTAGACACTTTAGTACTTGAGGAAGCTGATGCGTTCACTGAGGATGACTTTGACCAATTACGCACTCGTATGCGTGGTATATCAAAGTTCAAGAAAAAGTCTATAATGATATTTAATCCTGTGTCAAAACTCAAAATGAAATGGGTGTGGGATAGATTCTTTGAAGCTGTTAAATGGGACGATGAAGTAGATAATGAATATGATAGTAAAGATTTATACATAAAACGATGTACATACGATATGAACCGATTCTTGGGTCAAGATGAGATTACAGCTATGGAATCTCTCCAAACAAGAAACCCTAGATTCTGGCGTGTGTTTGGTCAAGGTAAATTTGGTATTGCAGGTAAGATGGTATTTGATGGGAACTTTAGATTACAAGATTTCAGTATCTCTGATATTAGATCTACTAGAGGATTCACAGAACATCATGGTGTGGATTTCGGGTTCATACATAAAAGTACATTAGTATCATCTATGTATGACGAGAAGAACCATAAGATATATGTCTATGCAGAAATTGGTGTGAGGGGAAAAACTAAGACTGAGTTCTCGGATATAATCAAGACACATTGCACACACAAGGATATTAGAAATCCATTGTTGTGGTGTGACTCTGCTGAACCTGCAAGTATTAAGGAATTAAAACAGCAAGGTCTTAGAACGACCAACGCTAAAAAAGGACCAGATTCTGTACGAAGATCATATGATTTCATGCAGTCTCAAGAGATTATAATACACCCATCGTGTAAACAATTATTTGCTGAGATGGAAACACTCACATATAAGAAACGCAATGGCGAATACACAGAAGAAATAGATGATAGTAGTGGTGATGATTTAATAGCAGGATTACGATACGGATATTCACAAATGTATATGAACCGTGGTGCTGTGGTATCAACACAATTAAAATATTAACGAGGTAATTAAATGTTAAGACAAAATGAAGTAAAGAGGAAAAAGTATATCATTACTAATGACGCTTATACTGGTGACGGTATATTCGCTAATGGTGATGCTCTATTTAAGTACCCAAGAGAGATGGATTATGCCCTGAGACAAGAACAAGCGGCATACTCAAATCTAATGAAACCATTGGTAGATTCGGGTGTGGATCCAGTGTTTGGTGATGAGGCAAAAAGAACATATGATAATGAAGTATTACACGAATTTGTACAGAATGTTGATAATTCAGGTAATGATATCAGAAAGTTTATACACGATGTAACACTCCACACACGCCTATTAGGAAATATGTTTGTGGTAATGGATAATTTTTCATCTGAAGAAATATTACACACAAGATCAGTGGGGGAAATTATATCCACACGCCTATTTCCTTTTGTATATTCAAAGAAACCACAAGATGTATATGAATACACACAAGATCAGTGGGGTAATCTCACTTACATATCATTTTATTACGGTAAAGATGATGAGGGTAATATTTTATACAAAGGGTGGGATGTTGGATCTTCATATATTTACAGAACTGATGAAGATGCTGATGGAGCAAGACACATAATTAAGACTGTGAAACACAATTTAGGTGTACTACCCGTGATATCGTGGAATGATGTTATATTACCATTTCCTCCATATTACTCAATGGCTACTCTAGCACGATCTATTTACAATGTAGATTCTGAAATGAGAGACCTTACACGCTCACAAGGATTTAGTATCTTGGTGATCCCAGGACAACAACCTAAAGAGAATGTTGTTATTGGATCTAATAACGCTCTATTTGTTGACGAGAACGCATCACAGACACCTAGTTTCATATCACCTGACTCTACTATACTAACAGGATTAAAAGACTACCGTGCTGAGCTTGAAAATAGCCTATTACAGAGTGGTGATATTCTTGGATCAACAGCAGTGAATAATAATACATCATCGGGTGTGGCATTATCATATCGCTTTTTGGGTACAGTTGAATCATTAAAAGTATCAAGTAATATTGCTGAATACTATGAACACAAAATGGTGAAAATGTTTGGGTATTATACTGGTATGGATATTGAATACAGTGTTGAATATGATGATAATTATGCACCAACATTTATAGATACAAAAGATAAATTAGCAACACTTGAAAATGTGTTAGCAATTGATATTAACGATAGTGTTAATAGTTCTATTAAATCTGATATTGTTACTCTTGTCGGTGGCTTTATGAAATATGACGATGACAAGGTCTCTGATCTCGCACAATCAATTTTTATTGACACGAGCTTAATAAAGGAAGAACTATGGACACTATCTCTCTGAGGTAAAGAAGTGGAATAAATATGTTGATAAACTCTCTGGTCGGATGAATATATCCTTCTCAGAGGGATTTATTGATCAAACACTTGACACGGATAAACTTATGCATGTATTGAGGGATAATGACTATTCCTTGCGTGTGCAGAAGTTTGTGTGGCAATCTCAAAGGTTAGTGAATCCTAAGTTAACATTCAAAGCTTTTCAGTTGAAAATGGCTCGTGCTGAAGTCAAAGGTGAAGGAAAAGAAGCAAAACGACTTAATGTGTGGTCAAATGTAACTAACACAGCAACACGCGATAGGATGGCTAAATCTATCAGGAAAGAGGTTGGTGTACTACAAGGGCGTGTGAATTGGTTGCGTGAGCCTATTGACCCATTAAAGGTTAAGGGTAGATTCTACAGATTAGATGATCTCGCTTCTCGTGTTGATGGTAAATTCAAATCTAAATTAATTAAAAATAGATTAAAAAAGTTTAAGAAGAACTATCAAGACTACACACCCACACGACTTGAAAAGGAATATAAGAAGATCACTAAACTATTGGAAAAGGATATTATTGATAACCAACAAAAAGAGGTTATGAATAATGCTGTACAAAAGAGTGCATCATCTCCTGCTAAAAGAACAGCACAAACAACATTATCTGAAGAAGCTAATTTGCAAGTGTTGGGTGAGGCTGAGACTGATGGGGATAAGTATCTGAGATATATACTCAATCCAAACAGAAAATGGAAGGGTCACGATATATGTGACAAATTCGCAGGGGCAAATCCTGAAGGTTTAGGAAAAGGTGTTTATAAAATTAGTGATGTACCAGTTCCTGTGCGATCAACTCACCCAAATTGCGGATGTGAATTAGTTAAATATAATGATGACAAATAACATAATGGTCTAATACTTTAGAAGTATTAACAATCCCGTGGAGGATATATGACACTAGAAGAAATCCTTAAAGCCGTAGAGCAATTGGATAACGCAGAAGAATTAAGAGAAGCTATTATTGAAACTATAGAAACTGAAAGAGATAGAGGCATCACTGCAACACGCAAGAAAGACAAAGATGTTCTTAAATTAAAGGCAACTCTTAAAGATCTTGGGTATGACAAAAAAGAATTTGATGGACTTGACAGCTTCGTAGAAAGCACTAGAAAGATCAAAGAGGATTCAACAAAATCCAAACTAACTATCAACTCTCTCAGTGAGCGTGTGGAAGATTTAATCAACTCACTAAAAACTGAAAGAGAAGCCAAAACACAGATAGAGAAACAGGCTAAAAGTAAAACTTTAGAAGCAGAACTCACATCAGCAATTGGTGATAAATTCTATGGCTCTAAATATCTCATTAAGGATATTATTTATTCAGGGTCTGTAGACATAGATAATGATGGTTCAGTATTTTTCAAGCAAGGTGATAATGTATTATCATTTTCTAAAGGTATTGAAACGATCATGGACAAAAATAAAGATATGTTGAAACTATCACAATCAGGTGGAAGTGGCGACAAAGGTGGAACGACGGACTCAACGACTCTTATGGAGGGGTCAGCGGACGAAGTTCTAAATCAATTAGGATTATAAACAAATAAACAAGGATTAGAATTATGGCACTTATAACAGATTTTATTCAAGCTAATAAAATTACTGAATTAGCAACAGCACTCATTGCTCGTAAAACAGTTTTTAGTCAGATTTCTGATGTGAAAATGGGCTTCAAAGGAAGTTCAGCACAGATTCCAGTATTAGGTAGTGGAACAATTGGAACATATGTTCCTGGTACAGATATGTCAGTAAACAATGTTTCGGCATCTAATATCAATATTGCAGTAGATCAGTTCAAATATATCAATGATTATCTTGATGATGTTGACGAAGCAACTGCGGCACAATCAGCTCTTCCACAGTTGCTTAATAAGCTTACTACTGGTATGGCTAATGTAGTTGATTCATATGCTCTTCAAGAGATTTGGGACAACGCTGACACAACTAATGCAACTGCACTCGGAGTAACAGGTTCTCCTATTACTACTTCTGAGTCAAACATTGATGACTATTTAACTACTGTTGATAGACTTTTAACTGAAGCTGATGCCCCAGAAGATGGTCGTTACGCAGTTATTACTCCTAAAATGGCTCAGTTTCTTACACTCAATAACATCTATACTGCTGCTACATCAGACGAAATGTCTCGTAGACGAGGATATAGAGGAATGTACGCTAACTTAGAAATTTATGTTAGTAACAACCTTAAATCTGATGCTTATACAGGAACACAACATGATCTTGTAGACGGCGAAACTGGTGTAATTGGTGGAGTTAAAGATGCATCTAATGTACTTTTCAACTACGACAAATTCCGTACTGTACAAGCTGAAGACAGATTTGGTCAAAAATACCAAGCTGTAGCTAACTATGGTGCTGGTGATAACACACCATCATGGATTGTTTGGGGTGTAGTTATATCATAACCAAATGATAAACATTATTATTTTGCGTGTTACCGAGGGGTTGGGAATTTCCCGATCCCTCTTTTTTTATATTAGGAGCTACTAATGGCATCAGAGTTTGTTCAGTTTTCATTAAAGATACCACCATTCAGAAGATTAAAGTTGATGTTTAGTAATAAGCTGACACTCGCGTCTAAGGATGTGGTTAATCATTTAGAGAATTGGATAGAGACTAACACAGGTAATGGTGGAATACACTATACCGAACAAACTGGTAACTTGAAGAGAGCGACTAAAGTAGAAGGTAATCTTAAAAAGAAAATAAAAATGTATGTTGATGAAGGTATGGTAGCTTATGGGTCTTGGATTCTTTCAGGTAAACGAAATGATCCACGCCACGGTATAGTGACTTGGGGTTCAGGCGATCCATTTATTGATGAAGCTTGGACAGCTAATGAACAATGGATCTTTGATACTGTAGACTCATATATTCAGGACGCGGTAATAGAATTTGAAAACAGTCCATTAGAGGAGCTATAATTATGGCAGGGATATACATAGTAATTGCTGATGTCAGTAATGTACAGTTTCAAAAGTACACAACTGCACGCAAACAAGATTATATAGATGAGGGTAATGAGGAAATTGAAGATCTAGCCAAAAGGTTGGGTGTGGAAATTGAAGAAATTAGTAGTCCTATACATTACAAAATTAAAAGATATGCACAAAATTATGTGTTATCAAGATTCGCCGAGGATTTGATTGGAACAAATAACACCCCAATAGGTGAGGGTGATATCTATAAAGATATGTTTGAACGATCAAGATATTTAATGCAGGATTCACGCCCAGATATAACACCCACAATGTTTAATGGTGATGATGAAACTCCAACAAATAGAGCAGTATCGTGGCAAGTAATCCACAGAGCATAAGGGGGACAATATGGATCGTTTAACTAACATTGAGGAAGAGTTCAAAAATGTATTGTTAGAAATAGATACAGCAACAACCCTTGCATCAGGATACAGATATTTAAATAAAGTTACTGTTGTTAATCTTGAGGACGAAGGATTGATATTAGATGAGGGTGATTTCCCTGCTATTAATATTTATCTTGATCCTGATGAAAAGATTATAAATGGTGATCAACAATCATATAGAAGTATCGTAAAATTCAAGCTCGTTTGCAAGGTAGCTGTGGATCAATTAGAGGTTAACCCTAGGTTTGCTATCAATACTAAGATGAACACGCTCCTAAGCGACTTAAAAGCGGTATTATCGTACAAGTATCAATTAAACTGTACTTGCGATAGAGCAGATATCAAAAGAAGTATGCGTTTGTACAACACATACACAAACAATAATCTAAGAGTTGGACAGTTGGTTCTTGAAGTAGATGTACTTTATAGCCAAAGTAGATTGAACCCATTGCTTAATGCGTGTGTTTAATAGTCTAATATAATAGGTACAAAATTTAAACAAGGAAATATTATGTCAATTTTTAATACACAGAATAGACTATTACTAGGAAAGAACGAAGCATCTTTTGGTGTGCCAATAGCGTTAACACCAGCAGTAGATTCGGATGTACGAGTAAGAGATCTAGAACTTTCAACTCTATCTGTAGAATATGACGATGAGTCATCTAAATTCTATGATGGAACACTAACACACGATATGGCAATAGCAGGTATTGCACGAGGAACAATTGACTTTAGTATTAAGGTAGCTCCTGGTGAGTTCCATTATACTAGTGGTGCAGTGTTATCTTCTAATTCATTACCTTATAACAAATATATGAAAAGTGCGGGACTAAAGGAAACTTATTCTGCTCCATCAACATCAGCGGCAGGTCTTTCTGATGGATATTGGTTATTTGAGCCTAACAACAGCGAACTATGTTCTACATCAACTATTGCTATTTATGATACTACTCAGTGTGGTACTGCGGCTAGTGTTGAATACAAACTTGGTGGAGCTATGGCTAACTCATTTACACTTGCGTCTGAGAGTGCAGGTAAACCTTACATCATGAACTTTTCAATGAACGGTAAAGTTGTGGGTGTGTCAGAAGTACTAGGTTCTAGTATCCCTGCTTTTAATGAAAGCGGATCTATTCACACAATCGCGTCCAAAATGCTTAATACAAATATCACAATCACTAAACTGAATTCTGATGGATCAGATTTTTTTCCTGCTGTATCTGAATCTTTTTGCACAAACACACTATCACTTGATGCGGGTTTAGCATTATCTGAAATCATGTGTCAGTCTGATTCATCAGGTTTACTTGGATATCAAATAACAGGACGAGATGAACGAATCACTATTGATCCATTACTTGAAAAGATCTCTGATTTTGACTTTTGGTCAGCAATGACCACTGAGAATCCATACAAGTTAGAAATTGTAGGACAGGGTGTTGAGATCACTGTACCATACGGACAGATAATTACATCTGATGGTTCTGATGATAATGGTCTTCGTAGACTATCAATCACAATGCGACCTTTGAAAAATATTCAAGGTGCTACTGATGCAGAACAACAAGCTGTATACTCTATCAAAATCTATGGTTGGAATATTATAGACTAAACACACAAACAACTTCCTCTTCAAGTTGTACGGGCACTCATTATGGGTGTCCGTTTTTTTTATATTAAAATCTGTATAATGGTCTAATATCTAAGAGATATAATATTAAACAAGAAGAGGTAATTATGTCAGAACAAAAAATGACACCCGAAATTCGGGAACAGCTTATTGGTTTACTACCAATGGATAAGAACTCAACATACAAATATGTACCAGATATATTTGAGGGTGTTGATGAATCATTTCGTCCAGAGTTTGAGATTAAACAGTTTACAAATAAACAGGTATTGGTTGTTAAAGAGCTAATACTACGAGAAACAAACTCAAAGAAGAAACAAACAATGAAAGAGATTGATAGTAAGAACACGCTATACATGGGTGTATTACACGAATCCTTAGTTGGTTGGACTAATTTATATGATTTAGCAACAGGGGTTGTATTTGACTATGATGGTGAATTAGACACAATGATGAGATTACCTGAAATATTAAGAACTGCTGTGTTTTCAGAAGTTATGAGAATTACAGGATTCATACCACAAGGTATATTCTAATGAGTGTGGGACTAACAGAAATAGAGACGATGGGACTTAAAACTTTAATATTATTAAGGTTGAAAAAACTTGATTCTTTTCAATGTTGGGACTGTACTGAAGATATGAGAGAACAAAGAAACTGTGCGTGTAACGATAATGACGATAAACCAGTTTTTTATTATCCTGAAGTGGGTGAGTATTATGCTTGCCCACTCAAGTTCATATCAGAATCTATATTAGAATTTATTGATAGATATGATTTTTACGAAAAGTATCCAACATCCGCACCATCATATGAAGAAGTCAATCCTAGGTTTTGGGAAGCACTTAAATTTTATGAATCATTCACCTTCAACCTTGAGCATGACAACAAACACGAGAAAGATTCGGAATCAAGTGATGATAATCTGGCTAAAATGAAAACACTATTCAAAAAATAACGAGGTGGAAAAGTGGCAGATTTAAGTTTAGGTATAAAGGTTGACGATACAGAAGCACTAAAAAGCTTTGATGATATGGCTGATGCTGCAGAAAATATCGGTGTTGAAGCAAAAGATAGTAGCAAAAAGACTACAAAAGCTACCAAAAAAATGTCCGTGGGTATGAAAGCGTTCACTAAAGCTACCAAGAAAACAGGTGCTGTAGCGAAGAAAACATTCACAGATATGGTTAAGGTAGTCAATAAAGCAGGTACAGCCATCAAGGGTGTCAAGAATGCACTATCAGGTCCAGCAGGTCTGCTTGCGGGATTAGGTCTTGTTGCGGCATCATATAAAGTGTTTTCGGGTATAATAGATGAGGGTATATCTCTACAAAAAATGGCTGATAATACAGGTATAGCTGTGGATAAATTAGAAGAGTGGAGAATTATTACAGAATTAGCGGGTGGTGGGATGGATAATCTTACTGATGCTGTTCAAGATTTCACCGAGAAAATGGGTGAAGCTGCAATGGATTCTAAATCTTCTTGGGCGGGGGCATTTAGAACTATTGGTGTAACACTCAGTGGTGTAACACCTGCTATTAATGACACCCTCCGAGCATTAGCTAATATGGTGGATGAAGGTAAAAAGTCTGAAGCATTCTTCGTGGGTGTAGATCTATTTGGCGACGCATTCAAAACAACATTCTCTAGTATGGTTAAAGATGGTATCATACCATTTGAAAAACGATTAAAAAAGATCCAAGATTTAAAAGTATTTAATTCTAAATTTACATCACAAATAACTAAAGTTGTGGGTGTGGTTAGAGAAGCATCATTAAAGATTAAAAAATATTTTAGTAGTATACTAGAGGACGGAGGGCTTGATGTTCTTGGTGGAACATTAGATTTCCTCACTAATAAATTCGGTAAATCAGGTAAGAAAATTGGTGAAGATGGGAAAAAATTAGGTCAATCTTTTAAAGACTCTATTATAAATGATGCAATACCAGCACTAAAAACTTTTGGTACCACTATGATTGATGTGGCTGGGGCTATAGAAAAAGGGGCAAATACACTCAAAGGTCTATTTGGATTTGTTGAAAAAGATGTTGATGGTGTTATTATGAAAACTATACCTGCATTTGAATATATTGCTGACACTATTAAAATAGCTTTTATGGAAGCATTTGAGTTTATCAGAATTAAATTACACACAACTTTTATAGATATGAGTGAGGAATTTGATGGGTTTGGTGAAACTATACAAGCAAAGTTATTTAAGGGTATGGCTGGGGCTATAGGGGGCAAAAGTATATATTCTGATATTGATAACCAATTTAAAAAAGATTTTGACGAATTGGTGTCTGCTGTTGATGCCCGAAATAAATATATTAATATCCCGCGTATAGATACTGATTTAGATATAGATTCCCAAGTATCAAGACTCAAGGAAGTTAAAATAGCTTTAGAAAATGATATCAAAAACGCCGTGTGGCTTGATACAGTAAGTAATAAGCACCGACAATTTAGTATAGAACTTATAGACGATATATTATTAGCACACAAAAAATATGAATCTGAGAGATCTAAAATTGCTGGCTCTGATTTATCAGCAACCCAATTAGAAATTAAGGCATTAAAAGATAAATGTAAAGTTACTAAAGATTCTTTGGGTATAACAGAAGCTAATAATAAAGTAGAAGAAAAATCTATTGCTAATAAACGAATGTTAGCAGACGACATTGATAAGCTGCGTGTTAGCATTGAGAATAGTAGTTTATCAATAAGTGATGTTGATTTAGAAAGAACATTTTATATCTCACCCGCATTTGAATATAGTGATGATGATTTAGATTTTAAATCTATTGCTACTAAACGCTTATCAGAAATGCCAAAAATGCCAAACATCAAATACACACAAGGTATAGATGTAGATTTATCATTATCAGGATTGTTTGATATCGGTGCAAAATTAGATGCAGAGATTGAAACTTACGAATATAGCCCAATGTTAAACAAGATATTTGGTACTAAAGAAGAAAGAGATGCATTAATTTCAGAGATTAAACAAGGTCTTGGTGATGTATTTAATGCTACTGTATCTATGGGAAATGCTTTCATGAATCATAGAGCTGCTAGATATGGTAAAGAATTATCAGATCTTAAAGAAAAACATAAAGAAGAAGCGGAATCTTTTAAAGGTAATGCTAAACAAAAAGCTAAATTCATGGAAAAGCAAGCAGCCGAAGAAAAGAAAATAGAAGATAAAATAGCTGAACAAAAGAAGAAATCTGAAATAGCTAATGTGTGGGTATCTACAGCTTCAAGTATAGCAATCATGTGGGCTAAGTATTTAGCTGCTTTTGCTGGACCTCAAATTGGCATAGGTATTGGATTAGCCACAGCAATGTCTGCTTTACTTCTAACTACTGCGGGAGTACAAACATCAGCAATCGCAAAATATGAAGACGGTGGTGTTGTTGGTGGATTCGTTGGAGCAAGTGCAGGACCAGATACCACTACAATCAAAGCTCGTAAGGGTGAGATGTACTTGAATGCAGGACAACAGAAAAAGTTATTTGAAATTGCTAATGGGCGTGGTAGTAACAATAATTCTTTACGAGAACTAAAAGTTAATCGTGGTGATATCATAATAAACGGAAATGTTACTGAAGAAACCCTTGATAGTATTAGAGAAGTTGATGATGATTTCTTATTCAAATTCAGAGATGCATTTGATACACTCAAGTCTTCTAATGAATTGTCGTTTGCATAATCATAATAAGGAGTTCATATGATAGTAAATGGTGGCGGAATTGTTTCACCCTTAGTAATTAAGATTTTTGACTATAGTTTTGATGTTGATTTATCAATGACATGGTTTAAAATGGCTACTGGTTCATACAGGTCAAGTGATCGCGGGTTAACCGATGATCATGTGACTTGTAGCATCACCACACACGGTAAGGAGGCATACATCAATGATATAGTTTCAGAGTTGTATGCCAACCACGGTGATGATGGTGTGTTAGTGTTAACTGATGTTTCAGCACCCATATTCGGACACAATGTTGATTACACACAATCAGTCAGTGCAGTATTAAATGAAGTATCTATGCGTGAACAAACAAGTATGAATGCATTTGAATTAAAAATTGATTTAGTAAGTGATAGTATGGAATATAATTCATACACACTTGAGTTACCATCATTGAGTTGTGTTAAACATGATTATGTTGGTGACACTGAATGGACATTTAAAACTTTGACCTCATATAGAAACAGTAATAACGGTGGCGATATAACAATGAATAGATTTGTTGTTGAATCGGGTAAATTTGAAGGAACATTTACATTTAACTATGAAGACATGGGTAAACTGTTAAACTTTCAAAGAGCACAGAGATCGTCTGTATTCAATTTACCAACGATAGGAGGGGTAACATATCCCTTTGGCATAATAGCGGGCACCAGTGGACTAACAGCGAAGTTATTTGATGTATCTAACATCAAACATATCATGCACGATCTATTTGAGGTTAAATTAACATTCGTACAGGATTTCAGTTAAGAGGTAATAATGGATACAATTAATAATACAGTACAGTATGCATTTAGAATATATGGCATAGATCATGCTGATGCAACAGATGTTGGGTTAGTGGGTGGAGAAATCAAGTTTATCACTGGTAGAAATACTAGTGGGTTAACATATGAGAATACCACTTCGGCTTCGGGATACCGAACAAACTTTCTTATTGAAGAGCCATTAAACGCTCTCGGTACTAAAATTGATATAAGTACGGGTGGTAATTATAACACCATCAACAGCACGACAGTAACAATTGCTAACAATGGTTATATGAATGATTTATTAGACGAGGAAGTATATCTCACTGGTAATAAATGTCAGATATATGTGGTGATTGACGATGTACTATACTCAAGATATGGTGGTACAGTATCATCAATAAAATATTCAGAAAAGAATGTTGTGTTTGTGTGTAATGATATAAACGAACTTGACTTCAAACAGATACCTAACCGTGAAGACACACAAGTAGTTACGGGAGAAATCGCATACACACCTCTTAAAAAGAGTGCTGATGGTGATGATATATGTGTGCAGACATTTACTGCTATTGGGTATAGTCAAATTTTGTATGATGGTAAGATTATGGCTACACTTTCTATACCAGTAGATTGGGAGCTATATCAAAAATACTCTGAGGTTGGTGCGATGGCTAATCTTTACATTAAACCGAGACAGTTTGGTGCTGTAGGTGAAGAAAATCTATCAGAAGATCTAGTTAGGATAGTAGGCAACTTAGCGGGAGAAATAGTAACTGATATATTTAACATATCACAAACTGTTATAAAACCTGTGCTAGAGCGACCTTTTGATAACTTTGTAACAGGTAATATTACATTTGATAAAGCTCTATTCTATCCTCAGTCAAAACCTGATTCGCCTTTAGCATATAACATGAAGACTGATGGGTTGGAGAAATATGTATTTGATCTTGTAGATATCAAGACTAGATATTATATATCATCAGATGAAGTAAATGATATTGAATTAAATAAAAATGGAACACCCTCAGTTTATGGTTATAATGCCGATACAGAAAAGTACTACCCTATTAATGCAGGTATAACATATGAAAATGATACAATAAATCCTTATGTTGTTATAAGTTCTAATGATGAAAATCTTAAAATACCAACATTTGAGAAGATCAAGTTTGAAAGAGCGGTGAAACAAAATTACACAGGTACAGCAGGATTTGAAATTGATGTAGATGAGCAATACAGATTAGATATTATTAATAAGTACCCTGAATTTGAAGTACCTGAAATCTATGATGATGATTATACTAAAGGTGTGAATTTCATTAGTGAAAGCGTTCTATATGAAGAAACCCAAAATTACAAGGTATTTTCATTTAATTTGAGTTCAACATTAAAAGTAACATTACCTGATAGTTTTAGTTTTGACGACTATGATAATGTGTATTTGGGTGGAGCATTTTTATTAATCACTCCTCAGAATGCATCATTACAGTATCCTGATTTAGGTACTAGTACCGAATTTCTATGGGCAACACACGACGTTGCAGATCATTATTCATACATAGGTGTGCCTAGCAGTAGTAATAGAGGTAATAAAACTAAGTTTCTAATATATCCACCCACTAATGAGTTAAAGATGATCATATCAAAAGATACTGGAAACTTTACATTTTTGGGAAGCGATATTGTATTATCTGAGGCAGGTACTTGGGATTATAATAACCCTTCATTACTGTTCACACCCAATATACCTGAAAGTGCTAATACTAAAGGAATTGTTAACTTTGGACAGTATTATTGGAATGCTAATGATAATTATGTAATAGAAGATCAGCCTCTAAAAGATAATATGCAGATTAGTAATAATCCTATAATCATGGAAGATGGAAAACAAGTGATTTACTTTTATCCTAGAGTTGATATACAGGAGCATTTAGACGAAAATTATGATATAACAATGCGTGTATTTGACTTACATCTTATCGGTGAAAAGGTAATTAGTGCTGATAAACTATATGTAAGAATCAAAGGTGAGACTCTAGCAGATAGTACTGTTATAGACAATGTGTATAATACATTCCGAATAATGTTTGAAAAATATAATGACTTCACTAATGTATCATACACAAACTTGCCTGTTGAAAGAATAGATTGGGATGCTTCTAGAATAATTAGCACACCCACTTCTTCTAAACAGCTTATACAGACCCTTGCTCAAC